CAGCCCTGCTCAAGCCGAGAAGGTGCTGAAAAAGCGCAAGTTGACGCTGCCCGACGATCTCGTCGTGTCAGTGTCATCGGGCACGACGCTCGCCCCGGTGGATGATCCCCGGCCAGCGGTGCAGTCGTTCATCGGGCTGTCAAAAGCCCTTTCTAAACTGTAATGGAGTTTCACATGACCAATATCGTAAAGTTCTCTGGCGCTAACCTGCCGTCTGTCACTTCCCTGTCCACCGCGCTTCGCAGCATCGCCACCGATGTCAGCGCCTCGACCACGGCCATCATCAAGATGGACCGTACGGGGCACTGGGTCTTTGGCGCTGACCAGACCGAGGCCGAGGACGACGCCCGCTGGGCGGTCAACCCCTTCTCGTTCGTCCACGGCTTCATCGCCTGGGGCGACGGCGAGGTGCTTGGTGAGAAGCTGGTGCCCGTCACCGAGCCTCTGCCTGAGCAGGACGCAGCGCCTCACGGCGCGAAGAAGGGCTGGGAGCCGCAGACGGGCCTGAGCCTTAAGTGCATCAGCGGCGAAGACGCTGGGCTTGAGGCGCGGTTCACGACCACTTCGGTCGGTGGCCGCAAGGCCGTGCAGACCTTGGCTGTCGCCATCGCCGCGCAAGTGGAGAAGGACCAGTCCAAGCCGGTGCCTGTCGTCAAGCTGGGCAAGGACCACTACACCCACAAGAGCTACGGCCGTATCTATACGCCCGTGTTCGAAGTGGTGGAGTGGGTCAGCATGGACGGCGAGGCTGAGGCCGAGCCGGCTGCTGAGGCAGCGCCCGCTGCTGGCCGTCGTCGTCGCTCGGCCTGATTGAGAATAGGGGCGCGCAGCGGTCGTGGGTGGGGTTCGACTCCCCGTAAAACTAAACCCACCTGCGCGCCCCGCCTTTTTATGATCCTCTGGATCGACTTCGAGACGCGCAGCCGAGTGGACCTCGGCAGCAAAGGCGTCTACAACTACGCGCAGGACATGAGCACCGAAGTGCTGTGCATGTCCTACGCCTTCGACGACGGTGAGGTCGTCACTTGGACGCCTGACCAAGAGTTCCCCTATGAGGTGGGTGCTGCGGTACTGCAAGGCGCGCAGATTTACGCCCACAATGCCGCGTTCGAGCGCCTGATCTGGACCTACGTTCTAGGCCCTGATTGTCGCACGCCAGTGCCCCGGCTAGAGCAGTTCTACTGCACCGCCACGCAGGCCCGAGCCAACTGTGCGCCTGGCAGCCTTGAGGACGTGGGGCGCTTCGCCAGCGTCAGCATGAAGAAGGACCACCGTGGCGCGCAACTGATCCGGCTGCTATCAATCCCGCAGGCTGATGGCAGCTTCCGCGAGGACGCGGCGCTGATGGCCGAGATGATCGCCTATTGCGAGCAGGACGTGAGGGCCATGCGCGAGATCAGCAAGGCCATGCGCCCGCTGTCTGCCGAGGAGCTGGCCGACTACCACGTCAACGAGCGCATCAACGACCGTGGCGTGCTGGTGGACGTGCCGCTTGCCAAGGCCGCCATGCGCTACGCTCACGACGAGCTGGTCGAGATCGAGGAGCGCGTGGCTGAGCTGACCGACGGCGAGATCACCAGCGTACGCTCGCCCAAGATGCGCGAGTGGGTATTGGCGCGTGTCGGTGACGAGGCCAAGAAGCTGATGTGGGTCGGCGAGAAATATTCGATTGACAAGACTGTGCGGGCCAACCTGCTCGCGATGGAGAACCCCGATGAGATACCGCCCGCTGTCGCCGAGGTTATACAGTGCGCCGATGACCTCTGGGCGTCGTCAGTTGCGAAGTTCAGCCGCATGGCAGACCTGGCAGACGACGAGGATTGCCGAGTCCGTGGCGCTTTTGTCTTCGCTGGGGGTGCCGCCACTGGTCGTGCATCGAGCTATGGACTCCAAGTGCATAACTTCACTCGCAAGTGCGCTAAAGAACCTGATGCAGTACGACAGGCTATGGTCCGAGGACATAACATTGTCCCTGCCTACGGGAAACGAGTCACAGATGTTTTGCGGGGAATGCTCAGGCCCGCACTGATACCGGCTAAGGGCAAGCACTTCGTCGTCGCCGACTGGTCGGCCATCGAGGGCCGCGTCAACCCGTGGCTGTCGAACAGCAAGGCCGGCGAGGACAAGCTGGACATCTTTCGGCGCAAGCTCGACCCGTACAAAGTCAACGCCGCCGCGACCTACAGCGTGGCCTATGAGGACGTCACTGGCGAGCAGCGCCAAGTCGGCAAGGTGCAGGAGTTGGCCCTCGGCTTTGCCGGCGGCGTGGGCGCCTTTGCTGCGATGGGCCGGGCCTACGGCGTGCATTTCGAGGAGGCGCAGGCTAGACGCATCGTTGACGCCTGGCGCCGCGCTAACCCGTGGGCCGTGCCGTTCTGGCAAGACTTGGAGGAGGCGTACACCCGCGCCATGCGTAACCCCGGCCATGAGTTCAGCGCAGGCCGCGTAGCGTACCTCTACGACGGTCAGCACCTGTGGTATGCGCTGCCCTCTGGCCGCGTGCTATGCTACCCCTACGCTCGGCTGGAAAGCGACGGCGTGACTTACGCCAAAGCATCCTGGAAGCCCGCAGCCGACGCTACAGAGTGGCCCCGCGCCCGCCTCTGGAAAGGTTTGGCCTGCGAGAACATCACCCAAGCCGCAGCCAATGACATCCTGCGCCATGCGTGCCGCGTGATGGACGCCGGAGGGCTTGAGATTACCCTCACAGTACATGACGAGATCGTCGTCGAGACAGACAAACCCGAAGAAGTCAAGCAGGAGATGGAGCGTATCATGTGCTCCCCGCCAGCGTGGGCCGAGGGCCTGCCCTTGGCCGTTGAGGCCGAAATCATGACCCGCTACGGTAAGTAGAAACAACAACGCCCGACAGGTAGTGGCCTGCCGGGCGTTTTCACCAAAGGAGCTAATCGATGGATTTCTTGGAGTATATGACAAGTCTGGCCCCAGAGGGCGAGACGTTTCTGATTGTCAGACAAAAACCACGCTTGCAGGACGGCGAGATACAGCTACACGTTGACGGGGCGGTCAAGGCCACTTGGCCGGCGTTCTTGCCGAACAAACCCCGACCCGACGGGCAGTCGTGGTACGGCAACACCGCCAGCTTCATCCTTGACCGCTTCACCGACGGCAAGATCAGCGCCTCGGCCGCCAACTGCGAGTATGTCTTGTGCATGGTGCTGGACGACGTGGGCGACCCTGAGAAGGCGCCCAAGACGCCGCCGCTGGCCCCGACGTGGGTCATGGAGACGAGCGAGGGCAGCTACCAGTGGGGCTACGCCTTCACCGAGGAGCAGCCGACCAAGGCCGAGTACAGCGCGGCCATCACGGCGATCGCCGCTGCCGGTTACAGCGACAAGGGTGCGGTCAACCCCGTGCGGAACTTCCGACTGCCTGGCAGCGTCAACCTCAAGCCTGGCCGTGACGGGTTTGTCTCGCGGCTGGTCGAGTTCCACCCCGAGCGCCAGTTCAGCTTGCCCCAGATATGCGAGGCGCTCGGCGTCACCCCGGCCGAGGAGGCCGCAACGTTCCGGCCGATCCGCGTCTCTGACGACGGCGCCGATGACGTGCTGGCCTGGCTATCCGATCAGGGGCTGGTACTTAGCAAGCCTAACGCTCAAGGCTGGGCCGGCATCGTCTGCCCTAACTCCAGCGAGCACAGCGACGGCAACCCCGAGGGGCGTTATAACCCGTCCATGCGGGCGTTCTGCTGCCTGCACTCGCACTGCATCGACTTGGATAGCGTGACGTTTTTGAAGTGGGTCGGCGAGCAGGGCGGGCCGCACCATGCGCCTGGCCTGCGCGATGAGCTGCTGGCGTCGATGATGACTGATGCGCTGGGCAAGCTGCACCCCACCGAGGCGTTCCCCGACGAGGCCAAGCGCGTGATCGCCGAGGTCGAGCGCAAGGAGCTGGGCCGCACCGAGAAGGCCGACTGGTATAAACGGTTCTGCTACGTCCAAGAGGGTGACCACTACTTCGACCTTCAAGACCGCCGCGAGATCAGCCGCTCGACCTTCAATGCGCTGTTTCGCCATATCGAGTGCCGCTCGCTGTTCGGCAAGCGCCCCAAAATCGAGGCCAGCTATTGCTTCGATGAGAATCGTCAGGACATGGGCGCTCGCGCCTTGGTTGGCATCACCTACGCCGCCGGCGAGGGCGTGCTGGTGGCCCGTGACGGCGACGTGTACGGTAACCGCTGGCGCGACGCTCGCCCAACCGTGGGCGCTGCCGGTGCTGATATCTCGCCCTGGCTGAACCACTGCGCGGCGCTGGTGCCCGAAGTCAGTGAGCGCGAGCATATCTTTAACGTCATGGCGTACAAGGTCCAGCACCCGGAGGTCAAGATCAATCACGCGGTCCTGCATGGTGGCGATCAGGGCTGCGGCAAGGATACGCTGTGGGCGCCGTTCATCTGGGCCGTCTGTGGGCCGCAGCTCAAGAACCGGGGTCTGCTCGACAACGACACGCTCGGGTCGCAGTGGGGCTACGCGCTGGAGTCCGAGATTCTCATCTTGAACGAACTCAAGGAGCCCGAGGCTAAAGAGCGCCGCGCCCTGGCAAACAAGCTCAAGCCTATCATCGCCGCGCCGCCTGACATGCTGACGATCAACCGCAAGGGGCTGCACCCGTACGATTCGCTCAATCGCATGTTCGTGCTGGCGTTTTCGAATGACCCGGTGCCGATCACAATCGACAGTCAGGACCGGCGCTGGTTTTGCGTGTGGTCCTCGGCGCCTCGGATGGCGCCAGACGCCGCCGCTCGGCTGTGGGCATGGTACAAGGCCGGCGGCTATGAGGCCGTCGCCGCCTGGCTGCGCGCCCGTGACGTGTCGGCGTTCAACCCGTCGGCTGCGCCGGCCTGGACTGAATTTAAAGCAAACCTGGTCGAGCATGGCATGTCGATCGCCGAGTCTTACCTGGTCGAGATGATGCGCGCGCGTCGGGGTGAGTTCGCGCGCGGCGCGGTCGGCTCGCCCTTCCACGCCTTGTGCGACCGCGTAGCGGCCAGCGCGCCGTCTGGCGTGAAGGTGCCCCAAGCCGCGCTCCTGCACGCGCTTAAAGAGGCCGGGTGGGTCAACATGGGCCGGCTTGCGTCGGCCGATTACCCGTCGAAGAAAAACATCTACTGCCACCCGTCGATGGCCGAATACACGAAGTCGGACTTGCGCCGGCTTGTTGAGGACGCGCCCGCGCCGTCTATGGTGCGGGTGAAGTAAAGAAAAACCCCCACGGGCTTGTGGCCGGTGGGGGTTAAGACAGGAGTGGCAACTGCCTAGAGATCGAGAAAGACCACTAGCAGTGCCACAAGTATAACCGCAACTAGTCCTGCGACCATATCGCGCCTTCCTCGATCTGGCCGATCAGGTCATTGCCCAGTACTGGCAGGATGTCGACCCCGCCCACCTTGGCGCTGATGAGATACGCTGCGGGCGGGTAGGGCGGGTCGATCTCGCTGGCCGTCTGGCCCCGGTCATATTCCAACTCGCAGTCCAACTCTATCGCGCCGTGGTGGTGTAGGTAGGCTATTGTTCGCATGGCAACTCCACCACTTCAGGGATAGTCGGGTCCAACATAGCCGCCGGCCGATCGGCGTGCGTGTAGCCAACTTTGGCAAGGCTTAAATGACCGTTCAAGGTCGCGTAGCGTGCAACATAGTCCGACGTGCTCATGCCGGGCGTAAACGCCGGGAAATGGCGCTTGCTGCTATCGTGCTTAACGTGACCCTTATCCTTGGGCAGTTTGCGCCCCTTGCGCCCTTTTGACTTATCGATCAGTGCTAACAGCTCGCGGGTCGGCTCGGCGTTTTCGGGTTTGACAATGAAAGTGGCTTTTTCGTGGGTGATGGTAATCATGGCGTCATGCTCCAAAAGTAAAGGACGAAGGGCGCGCTGATCAGCGCAGCGAAGATGAGGGCGGCGAGGAAGTCAAGCGCAGCACTGGCGCGTCGGGCGGGCTTGGGTTGGTAGTGCTCTCTCATGCTGCGAGCCCCGAAACGCGAAAGCACCGGCCATCGGATAGCCGCTCAACGTCTACGGTACCGGCGCGCCGGATAGCGAGAATGCGGACCCGTTCGGGCCGGCCGAATAGGTGCATTGTGATGGTCTGATTTACTTGCATGGTTTACTCTACTGTGGCCGGACGGATTGTCCGCAGCAAGGGCCGGCAAAGCCCCTGCTACTGGCAATCAGACCGACGCAATCGCGATAACCCGGCGCTTGTGGCCGGCCGCATGGTCTGCAATGACGATATCGCGCGCTTGTATGCTTGTACCGCTGCACAGCGTGCATTTGGCGCATGTTGACCGTTTGCCCGCTTCGGCGCTGGCCGGGCATGAGGCCTCACCCGCTTGTACGTCAAGCCCGATACTGACACGAAAAACCCGCATGCCCAGCAAATTGGCGCGCGCCGCTTCGTCGATCGTGTCGGCGCTTGCCATGACGAGCGGCGCCCATGCGGCCGCTTCAAAGTCGGCGCGCTGCCATTGGTGCGTGTATCCGCGCCGGCCGGCCGCGTAGCGGGTGATTTGCGCCCACATTGTCACTGGCGCAGCTGCCGGATCGCCATATGTGCCCAAGCGCACGATCTTACCGGCCAAGGCGCGCGCAATGGTTGCAGCATCGGCGCGGGTATAGCGGCCGCGCTTGTATGCTTCATAGACTGACCGCACGGATCTGCCGACGTTAACGTAACACGGCGCTTGACCGTTTGTTTTTGCTAGTAATGGCCGGTGAGGGCAATCGCCACAAATTGACTCATCGGCGCCGGTCTTAAGCGCATCGATCGGCGCCACGTCGGCGCGGATGATAAAAGATTGCACGATCGCGCCAGTCTTAGCATTGTCCGAGCCGTCAAGCTTGTTGACGATAACGACGATAGGCGCGCCGTCGATTAGCGACGGGCCCTCGTATGCAATGTATCCGAGAGTTTTCATGGTTTGCCTTTACTTTACTGCATGGCGACGTTGCCATGTGCGAGATCATAAGAGATTTCCTTGCACAATGCAACAACCCTACAAAATAGTCGGGAATAGGTCGGTGTGAGGTTATGGATTGTCGCTTTTGAAAGGCGCGATGACCCAGCGCGCGCCACAGGGGAATCGGGGCTTTTGGGTCATATTGTCATTAGTCTATAAGTCTAGAGAGAGATAAAAAATATACTGTATGGATATACAGTAGTCACAATGGGCCGCGCCGTCAGCCCGCGCCCCAAAGGGGGTCGACCGACTTCAAAACAATGGCAATATGACCCAAATGACCCATAACCCATGCCCCATGACCCAGCGCCCGCGTTTATGGGTCATTTGGGTCATCAATCGGCCATGACCCAAATGACCCATGACTGGCGCCCAGGTGCGAGCAGTTACGGAAGCCCTCGACCTCGCGCCGCGTGACAATGTGACAATCTGACCCAGGCGGCGCGCGGCTAGGTGCTGCTGGCCAAAACCGAGGGGGGGGAGGGGGCCGGGGACCGGGAGGTCACGGCAGCGGAGGGGCTGCACAAACTTTTTTATTTTTTGCAAAAGTGCTATATTCGGCCTATGTTCGAGACCTTGCCATATGAGCCGCGTCAGTTGCAAGCAACTGAGGACCGGCTGCATCGCATCTACAAGGCTGCCAAGCTCGGCCTCAAGGGCGACAACCTGGCGCTGGCCGCAGGCATGTTGCCCAAAGAGTACGCCAGGCTCAAGCAGTTTGACGAGATCGCGGAGTACGCTGAACTCAAGGGCCGCGCCGAGGGCGAGCTGGAGATGAGTCACCTGCTGCACGATGCTGCGGCGCAGGGCGACGCCAAGGCGGCGCTGGCGATCTTGCAGAACGTCCACGGCTGGGTAGCCAAGCAGGCTATTACAGTAGACGTGAACCAGTCCATCAGCATCACAGCGGCGCTACAAGAGGCCGAGCGGCGCGTCCAAGACGTTGTGGACGTGATTGAGAACAACCCGAGCCAAGTGCTACAACATGCAGACCACACGTTACAGCGCGCAGGATGAGCAGGAGCTGATGGCTCGGCTATGGAGCCCGGCCATCAAGGACAACCCGCTGGCGTTTGTGATGTTTGCGTATCCGTGGGGCGTCAAGGGCACGCCACTGGAGCACTTCACTGGCCCGCGCAAGTGGCAGCGCGAGGTGCTCGCGACTATGGCCGAGCACATCAAGAAGAACGGCGGCAAGCTGGACTTCGACGTGCTGCGCCTGGCGGTCAGTTCGGGCCGGGGTATTGGCAAGTCGGCGTTGGTCAGTTGGATCACGGACTGGATGCTGTCCACGCGCATCGGCTCGACGACCATCATCTCGGCCAACAGTGAGAGTCAGCTCCGCAGTATCACTTGGGCCGAGCTGACAAAGTGGCTGGCGATGTCAATCAACAGCCACTGGTTTGAAGTAAGTGCTACCAGACTGATGCCGGCTAAGTGGCTGACGGAGCTGGTCGAGCGCGATCTGAAGAAAGGCACCAGATACTGGGGCGTTGAGGGGCGGCTGTGGTCGGCTGAGAACCCAGACGCCTACGCTGGCGTACACAACTTCGACGGCGTGATGGTAATATTCGACGAGGCAAGTGGCATCGACGACTCGATCTGGGCGGTGACTAGCGGATTCTTTACCGAGAACACGCCAAACCGCTTTTGGTTGGCGTTTTCTAACCCGCGCCGCAACACCGGGTACTTCTACGAGGCGTTTAACAGCAAGCGGGAGTTCTGGGCGTCGAAGATCGTGGACGCCAGGACGGTCGAAGGCACCGACAAAGCGGTTTACGAGCAAATCATCGCGGAATACGGGCCGGACTCCTCACAAGCGCACGTCGAGGTGTACGGTCAGTTCCCGAACGAGGGCGACGATCAGTTTATCAGCATCGGCGTGGTCGATGAGGCGATGAAACGGGCCAAGCATATGGACCAGTCGGCGCCGATTGTGATCGGCGTAGACCCGGCGCGGTTCGGGGCAGACGCAACGGTCATCGCCGTGCGGCAAGGGCGCGACATCGTCAAGCTGATCCGGCACCGGGGCGACGACACCATGACGGTGGTCGGGCACGTCATCGACGCGATTGAGGAATTTAAGCCGTCG